TGCGTCTGGATCAGGTAGGCGATGACGGCATCGCGGCGCTGTTGCAGGGTCAGGGTGCCGCCGTAGGCTTCACCGGCCAAGCGCTCCATGTGCATCGTCGGGTCAACGATGTCCTTCTGCTTGGTGTAAGCAGGCTTGAAGCGCTCCGAGGTGTAGCCGGACAGGCGGTTCGGGCGACCGGACACGTTCGGCACGACGAACGGTGCCAGATAGCGCTTGTCTTCAAACACGCGGTCGAAGGAGATGTACTCCTGATCGAAGTTGATCTGCTGTTTGTAGAACTCGGTCAGCCAGAAAGCGGGTGCGACCTTCACGCGGCGCGATACGCCTTGGAGGGTCATCAGATCGTACAGGTCTGCGGCCATGGTTGTTGCTCCTTAATCAGTGTAAATGGTTTATACGGTTTTGATGCTCGGCTTAGCCGACCAGATGGCCGATCTGGATGTTCTGGCCCACCAGCAGCGCTTTGCGCTCTGCGTAGGTGTCCACGGCGGCTTCCCACTTCAGCGCTTCGTGGTTGAAGCGGCCAGCAGTCCAGTAAGGCACGTCCACGCCAGCACCAGCGGCAGGCTGCGCGGCGATGACGATCTGGTTGGGCTGGTGGGTGCCGGACACGAACGGGGTCACGGTGTTGTTAGCCAGCAGAGCGCACACCTGATACTTCAGGATGGCCGCAGCCGACTTGGCCGAATCGGTGACGGGTTGCACGCCACCGATCCACAGTTGGAACGGTGCGGCACGGGTTGCGAACACTTCGCTCGCGGCCAAGTCCTGTTTCGGATTCAGCGGGGTTTGGTCTGCCATGATGATGCTCCTATAAAGGGTTTAGAGATTTACTGCCGGGCCGAATTTTACTGCTTGGCTGGTTCCACTTTGTAGCCAGTCGCCAGCGAGAACGCGGACAGGATCGTGTCCACCTTGCTGCCAGCGCCATTGCCGCCCTTGTCAGCGCCGACATTCGGGTGATCAGCGTTGTTCATGGTTTCTTCAAAGCCGGTGCCTTTGTTGCCCTTGGCCTCTTCCTCGGCCTTCTTGTCGGCTTCGGCTTTCTCGGCGGCCTTGCGGTCGGCTTCAGCTTTCTCGGCGGCCTTCTTGTCGGCTTCAGCTTTCTCGTCGGCGGAAGGTGCGCACAGCGCCAGGGCGGCCTTCGCTTCGTCCACGGACATCGAGGTAGAGAAGGCGTAGTGATTAGCCAGCGCCGGGTTGTTCTTCGCTTCAGCGGAGTTGATGATGCCTTGCACGCGGGCGCGCTCGGCGGTTTGTGCGGCTGCGGCTGCTGCCTTTTCTTGCTCATTCATGGTGCTCTCCTTTACAGGTTCAGTTGATGCTTCTACAGGTTTAGCTTTGGCTTCTTCACCGTCGTCGATTACGTCTTCGATGTCGTCACCGTCGATCAGGGCTTGCAGCGCCGCACGCGGCACGGCAATCACGTCCACCAGTCCCAACGCCTTTGCGTCGTCGGCACGGTAGGTTTTGGCCTCGGTATCATAGACGACTTTCTCGTCCAGCTTCCGATTTTGCGCTACGACGGTCACGAACGTAGCGCGGGACTTGTCAACGCCTTTCTGGATATCGGCCTTGACCGACGCAGGAAGCGCTTGATATGGGTTGCCATCGACCTTGTGATCGCCGCTGTAGATGAAGGTGATCTTCAGGCCGATCTTGTCGAGCCATTGGCTCATGTCCATGTGCATTGCAACCACGCCGACACTGCCCAACCCTGCGGACGGGATGGCAATGATCTTGTCGGCAGCGGACGACAGCGCGTAGGCGGCGCTGTAGCAGTTCGAGTCCACCACGGCGATGATCGGCTTGCTGCCGCGTGCTGCCGCGATCTCGGCGGCCAGCTCGAAGCAGCCAGCGGCCTCGCCGCCGTAGCTGTTCACGTCGAACACGATTGCGGTCACGTCCGGGTCGTTCAGTGCGAGGTTGAACTGCGAGCGCAGGAAGTTGTAGCCGGTGACGTAGCCGTAGTAGCCGCCGAAGCGGTTGATCAGCGAGCCGTGCATCGGGATGATGGCGAGGCCGTCAGCGAACGCGAACGCCTTGTTCTGCACGCGGTTGCTGAAGCCATACGCTTCGCACAGCTCGCCGCGCACCTGCGACATGAACTTCTCTTTCGCGCTGTCCGGGTTCTGCGCGGCCATCATCATCAGGTCGTTGCTGAAGCCCTGGTAGGACGGGTGGATGAATTGCTCGCGCAGGTTCATGCGCTGCGCGGCGCTGTGTGCCAGATGGTCGCTCATTACTTCTTCTCCTTTTGTTTGCGTGCAGGCGGTTGCTCGTCCTCGTTGCCGTTCTCATCCTGCATGGTCTGTTGACGGTCGTTGGTTCCAGGCTTGGTCGCGTCCAGGCTGAAGGACAGGCCCAGCTCTTCGATCAGCTTTTCTTCGCTTGCGCGCTGCTGGAACACGGCGCGGTAGTCTTTGCCCAGGTTGGCGATCTCGTCCTGATAGGTGGACAGGCCGCCCTTGATGCGCATGAGCGCCGCCTGCGTTTCCTTCGTCTCGTCGATCTGCGACTGGCCCGCGCCGATCCACGTGCAGGCCACCAGCGCCTCGCGCATGTACGGGTCGTAGAAGTTGAAGTTCTTCGGCAGCGGGATCACCGAGTCCTTGCGATTGATCTCTTCTTCCAGCCAGCAGATGTACATCATGGTCGCCTGCTTGTCGGCCACGGTCTTCTTCCGGCCACGCATGAACTTCTCCGTCTCCGACATGGAGGCGCGTGCGCCCGCGTAGTTCGACTTGCTGAAGTCCTTCGTGAACTGCTCGGCGCTGATGCCCAGCGGCGCGGCGATGCGGCGCAGCAGGCTTTCTTCATACGACTGGCCGATGCCGCCCGGCGTGCCTGCGGTCTTCAGGTTCAGCTTCGTGCCTGGGAACAGGTGCGGCATCTTCACGCCGTCGATGCTGATGTTGTTCGCGCCGTTGATGTACGCGGTCATGGCGGCCATGTAGTCGGACAGCGCGGTCTTCAGGCCGTTGCCACCAGCGCCCATCGAAGCGAACACCACCTCGCTCGGCAGCTCCGATTCCACGGCGGCGGCGTAGGTCGCGTTGACGATGGCGTTTTGCAGCGTGATCTCGCTGAACTTGCGCGTCATCTTCATGTCCTTCAGCGCGCTCACCATGTCGGCCACGCCACGGGTCTGCTCGGCTTGCAGCATCTCCTTGATGTGGATGACCTGACGGCGGCCCCACGGGAAGTAGGCCGGGACACGACGCCATTTCCACTGATCGTCACCCTGCATGAAGTCGCCGGGGAAGCCCTGGCGAATCCAGTAGGCTTGCGGGCGACCGTAGATGTCACGCTCGATACCGGCGCGCACGTTGGAGTCGTCCATGCTGCCGTTCGGGTTCGACAGGCGGGTAGGCGACACCATCTGGAAGCAGGTGGAGAACGGACGCGCCGCGTCGCGCTGCCACTCCACGGTCGCCAGGACTTCGCCGGTAAAGAGGAAGCCGCCGACGCCGAGGCGGATCATGTCGGTGAACGTCATGGTGCGGCCAGCGTCGAACCAGCAGTCCACGGAGTCGGCCATCAGGTTGAAACGCGACTCGACGACTTCCTTGAACTGCTTGGCCCAGGCTTCGGTTGCGCCGAGGGCTTTGTAGTTCGGGTTGGAGACGAGGCGGAACTGCGCGCCGACGATGGAGTCGCGGTGGACGTGGACAGCGCCGGTAATGAGGCCGTCGTTCTGCACGGCGTCACGACCGCGAGCGTCCATCAGCTCCTTGCCGCTGTTGATCTGCTGGTCGGGCGACACGATGGCCGGACGCCACGAACCCATCTCGCGGCTCCACTTCTCGGCACCTTCGATGCCGCCGCCGTATGCCTGCTCGACCACGCCGCTGCCACCTGCGGTCGTGAGGGCTAGGGCTTTCTGTTTTCGGGATGCCATGGTCGCACCTTAGAAGAGGAAGCCCGCAGGCGCGGACGGGATCAAGCCGCCACCGCAAGGGTCGGTTACGCTGAAGCCGAGCTGGGTCTTCAACGAGAGGATGTAGGCGTTCAAACGCGCCGCGTTCGCCACGGCGTATTCGACACGCTGGCCGTTTTGATCGACCACGACGCGGGCCGACGTGCCGGTCATGAGTTCGTGGTATGCAGCGAGCGCTTCGTCGAGTCGCGCCTGAAGTGCTGCTGCGGTTACAGGGTCGGGAGTACAAGTCATTTGATATTTCCTTTCAGGCGAGAGCTTGGGCCATTGCTGCAAAGTCAGGCTCGGATTTTACACGGTTTCCATAGGGGTTCTCTTCGTCGGCTTTACGGACAAAATCGTTCTGATCCCACTCTGCCGCCCAGGTCGGCGGGTTCGACCAGTCCAACGATTCGACACGGACGTAGGTGGATACGCACAGGCCAATGCAGTAATAGAGCAAGTCCCATGCCTCGTTTCGGGTGTTCACCTTCAACCAGCCCTTCATTTCCCGCACCTCGGCGCACAGTTCAGCGAACCACGAGTCGGGGAGCCACGCCGGGAAAGTGATCATGCCCTTGCCCGGCTCCAGGCTGTCCAGGCGACCGTTCAGGTCGTCCTTCAGCACGTTCGAGTTGAGCATCAGGACAGGGACATCACCCCGTGCGAAGGTCTTACTATCTTTGCGCTCCGAGTCGGGGAAGGAGACGCGGGTGCGCGGCTGGCCGGGCTTACCGTCACCCTTCAGCAGCACGAAGCGATTGGCGGCACCCTGGTTGCGCAGCCGACGCCAGAACTCGTAGGCTTTGCCGGTCACGCCCGCTTTACCACCGGAGTCGCAGCCGGTGATCTTGATCATCATCTTGCGGCCACTGCCATCGGACAGCTCGTATTCGAGGTTCATCACCTGCTCGACCAGCAAGTCCCAATCCTCGGTGTAGGTCGCCGGGCGCACCGGCAGCGGGTGGCCGTCTTCGTCCAGGCGTTGCGACTTCTTGATCTCGAATCGGTCGATCACTTCGATGTCGAACGGTGCACCCGGCTTGATGCCGTTCACCTGCACGACGAACGCGCCCTTCTGCACGTCCACGGTGGCCGCCAGGAAGCGCACGTGTTCCGGCACCGTGCGGATCAGGTGTTCCGGCACCTTGGTGGCGCGAGCCTTCAGTGTCTCCGGTACGCGCAGCTCTTGCTGGGCCTTGCTGATGTATGGCTCGCCCAGGTCGTTGTTGTAGAACTTCTTCAGCGCTTCTTCGGAGCCGGTGCGCTCGAACTCATCCATGGCGTCGAGGTACATGTTCACCAGCTTCTTCCACGTCACGAACGCGGCGGCCACGCCACGGAGCCAGAAGGACGCGATCAGCGACTTCATGCCCTGGCCGCAGCGCTTGCCGAACTTGTTGATGTACTCGCCGTCCTTGATCCACATGCCCCACTCGTTCATCTCGTAGCGGTGGTCGCCGTGGATGTGGTGGCCGCAGTGCGGGCATTCCATGCGCGTGCTCTCGGCGGCTTCAGTGTTGGACATGCCTTCTTCGCGGCGGTACTTCAGCATCTCGAACTTGCCCTCGAAGTAGCGGTCGCATTCGGGGCAGGGCCAGTACCAGCGGCGGCGGTCGCCCCGGTTGTACAGGCCGATGATGCCCGGTGCCGGTGGCGCTTCGTGCGGCGTGCGCAAGATGTACTTGATGTCGGTGATCTCGCGGGACGGCGACGACTCGACGAGGCACATGGCGTTGGAGCCGAACGTGGTGGTTCGCTTCATCGCCAAGTCGAACGGTTCGCCGTCGCCTTCCACGTCGTCCGGCATACGGTCACGGTCGGTCAAGACCACACGCGGAATCGGCTTACCGGCCAGCTCGGTCGGCGTCGGCCAGGAGATCGACAGCATCATGCCGTTCTTGTAGTGCTTGTCGAACTTGTTGTCGTTCGCGGAGCCGGGGATCATCATGTCGCCCACTGCCTCGCTGTCGCGGTTCAGGCGGTCGATACGGCGCATGGAGAAGTCGCGGGCCGCCGTGTTGGTCGGGCAGACGATCATCATGTCCATCGGGTCGATCTTGACCGAGTAGAGCGTGGTATTGATGATCAGCCCGTCCGTCTTCGCGCACTGCGCCGGGCCGACGAAGGCGATGCCGCTGAACTCCGTGGACGCAAACACGTCCATCGGCTCGCGCATGTACGGTGTCGTCGAATTGAGCCAGTCACCGACATACGCGCCGGGTGAGTTCACCTTGCGGTACTTCGCTGCTGCATCCGACACGCTCAATCGTTCAGGCGGGCGCAGTTGATCCGCGCACGCGATCACGATCTCTTCCAGGGTTTCAAAGCTCATCGTCGTCTTCCTCTTCAACTACGGGCGCTGGGCCTTGCTTCACCTCGTAGATCATTTCGGCTGCGGCTTCCTGCTGCTCCGCGTTGGTCGGCTTCTCGGCAAACTCCTTGACCACGTTGCGGTACGCCTCGTTCAGCAGGCCGTCGCCCAGGCTCTTCAGGATGCGGCGCTGCGTCTCGCTCAATTCGGACTGGCGATCCACGGCGTCCACGAATAGGCGCACGGAGTTCTTCACGATCTTCATCACGCCGCCGATGGCGCGCACGACGCGCTCGGTGGGCCACAGGTTGCCCTCGCGTTCCTGCACTTCCTGCTTGATCTTCTGCGCCGACCAGAACTCCTTCGACAGCATCTTCGGCAGATCGGTGGGGTTCATCTTGCGCACGTACTCTTCGATGTCGAACATCGGGCGCACGAGGTACGGGGCGGCCACGTCGATGCGCCATATCTGCGTGCCGTTGCGCACGCCGGTCGGCGGGCATTGGTGCAGCTTCTCCACGAGGACGCGGTGATCCATGCGGAACAGCACGGAGAGCTGCGACAGGTTCGCGCCCTCGTACATGATGACGTTGCTGGTTTCGTCGGCCTGCGCATTCTTACGACGGGTGATGTGTTCGCGTGGCTTAGTCATTGCCAATCCTTTCTGCGATCAAGGCGCGCAGCTCACGCGACGACAAGCGCATGATGTCCTTGATGTGGTTGTGGTGGTAGATCGGCAAGGCGCGGCTGCAATTGCGGTACGCCGCGTAGGTGGGATAGGCCATGCCGATTAGAAGGCAGGCTTGTTGCGCCGGTCGCCCGACGTGCGCTTCAAACCTTTCTATTATCTTGTTCGCCATAAAAAAAATCCCCAGCTATTCATTGAATAAGTGGGGATGATACAGCAGGGAAAAACCCTGTGGGGGTCTTTACAATACTTCGTCGGCCAGCAGTGCCTCCACGCGGGTGTCGATGTCCAGGGTCTTCGCACTGGCCGTCTTCAGCAGCTTCATCAACTTGCGCCGCATCTTCCGCAGGATCGAGAACAGGAGCATCTGCGCGTCGTCCTTGGCCGTCAGCGCTTCGATCACGGCTTCGTCCAGGGTGCCTTTGCAGACGATGTGGAAGACCGTCACACGTTCGAGCTGACCCTGACGATCCAGGCGGCCCACGAACTGCTGGTACAGCTCCAACGACCACGGGATGTCGAAGAAGACGACGATGTGGCCGCCGTCTTGCAGGTTCAGGCCGTGGCCGCCGCTGGCCGGGTGCATCGCCAGGATCGGTATCTGGCCCTTGTTCCACTTCTTGATGCACTTGCCGGTCTTGTCCATGAAGACGAGGTTGGGGAAGTGCTTCTTCAGGCGCTCCTTCGACGAGCGATGGTGATAGCCCAGCAGTATCGGCTTACCCTGCGCTTCCTCCACGATCTGCTTCAGCATGTCGATCTTGTGATCGTGGATGCGGTGAATCTTCAGCACCTTCGCATGGTCGTCCTCTTCTTCCAGGCCCGGCTCCATCGTGGTGTTGTACAGCACGCCGGACGCCATTTGCAGCAGCTTGGCCGACAGCGCGGCGGCGGATTCGGCCACAACCTCGGTGCCGTCAGCGAGCGTGACCACCATGTCCTTCTCCATCTTGCGATAGAGGGCCATCTGCTCTTCGGTCATGTGCACCGGGCGCTCGATGTAGCGAGGCGGCACCATCGGCAGGTAGTCCTCGCGCTTCATCACCATGCAGATGTCGGAGATGCGCGCCAGGATGTCCTTCTCGCCGTCAGGGCGCAGCTCCCACTTGCGCGTGTACTTATTCTCGGTGAAGTATTTGCGCTGGTAGATCGACAGCTCTTTGCCCAGGCGGTCGCCTTTGTCGAGCAGGTAAATCTGCGCGAACAGGGACATGTACCCTTCCGCCGCTGGCGTCGCGGTCAGGATGTGGCAGCGCGTGACGTTGCCGGGGTAATCGACCACGCTTTGCAGCGCCTTGAAGCGGTTGCTGTTGTGGTCTTTGAAGCCGCTGCTCTCGTCGATGATGATGCAGCGGTACGGCCAGCCCTTGCCGCGCTTCAGGTAGAACTGCACCAGCCATTCGATCCAGTCGCGGCTGATGAAGTGCACCTGGGCCTTGTTCAGCGCCGCCTCTTGCCGCAGCTTCTCCTTGCAACCGGCCATCCAGGCGCGGGCGTGCTTCTCGCGCTCGCTGGTGAACATCTGGCGCGACAGGCCATCGGCCAAGCCGTCCTTGTAGGCTTTCTTCAGGCGCGGGTCATCGTCGTCCACGTGCACGACGTTGTAGTTCATGGATGCCAGATGCTCCCACTTGTCGAACTCGTTGGGCCACGTCGCGGTCGCAACGCGCAGCGGGCCGATCACCAGCACCTTCTCGCCGTCCTTCAGCTCTTCGCCGTCCAACAGGCCGTGCACGAGGTCGGAGATCAGCGTGCCAGCGCTGACCGTCTTACCCAGGCCCATGTCGATGAAGAGGCCGCTGAACGGGTTATCGCGCAAGAACTCGTAGGCCGTACCCTGGTAGCCGTGCATCTGGTCGCGCTTCAGCTTTACTTCGTCGAAGCGCGCCAGGATGTCATACAAAAATGGATCACGGTGGCTCATTTCAGGATCACCTTTGCATCTTCAAAGTTGTCAACCCAATGCACCTCGAAGCCGTACTTGCGCATCTCGCGGTGCTTGGCGAGCTGCTTGGCGGTCGGCTTCTTCCCGTCACGCTTCACCTCAATAAGCACCACGCGGGCGTGGAAGGTATTCGGCGGCATCATGTCGAACATCAGGCGCTTGTCGGGCCGACCGAAGATACGATCCGGCACGCCGGTTTGGCCTGGGCAGACAAACTTGCCTTCCCACCAGCCACGCTTTGCGGCGTACTCCGTGATCTTCTCTTCGACCGACACCTCAAGGTCGCGTCGCATGTTAGGCAGTGGCAGCATCTTGATCAATCTCCGTATCGACGTAGCCGCGCTCTTCGCGGCAGGTTTTACACACGCGCATACCTTCCGGCACGAAGGCGTGCTCTTGCCACGCATCGCGCACCGTCTTCTCGGCGCGTTCGCAGTACGCCGTGCGCGTGCCGCGCTGGACGTAGTGCAGGGTCTTCTGCTTCGGCAGCGACGCGAGCATGGTGCCGTGCTGCTTGGCGATGCGCGGGTCTTGAATCTTCAGGCCGATGTCGTCCAGGCGGGCGTAGGCTTCGCGCACATACCATTCGTAGTCGAGGTCTTCCGGCACCGAGTAATCGTCCGGCAAGTCCATGATCGGGCGACAGCCAGTGGTGCCGGACACGCGAGCGCCGGACTCCTTGCTGATGAACGCATACGGCGTGTCCACGCTGTAGTACCAGCGCACCATCACGCCCAGGTGCTCGCCGTTGTAGAAGCCGCCCGGCTTCTCGACTTGCTTCACGCCGACGAACTCGCGGATGTCGCCGCACGAGCGGATCGTCTGCTCGATGTCGTCGCCTTTCAGCAGGTAGTTGACCACGGCGGTCGAGCAGATGTCGAACGTCGGGTCGTGCTTCTCTTGCAGGCCCGCCTTGGCGAACAGACCCTTGCGCTTCGCTTCGACCGGGTTGCCGTCTTCGTCGGCGGTCAGTGCGATGTACGAGTTCACGTCGCGGCTGTACACGCCGTAGTAGCGCACGGCCTCGGTGGCGAGGTGCGTGTCGAACTCCCAATCCCACACGATGTTGTCGAACTCGTTGTAGCGGTCTTTCGGGATCACGGTAACGATGCCGTCAGTGTTGGCGCTGATGACGGTGAATCCGGCCAGGGTCAGGCGCTCGATCAGCATCAGCAGGCAGAGCTGGCCGGTGATCGTCACGTTGATCATCATCTTCGGCGCGTACAGCACGGAGTAAGGCGAGCCGGTCTTGCCGAACGTGCCGTTGTTGACGATCTTGAAGGCGTCGGAGACGCGCTTGTAGGAGACGGACTTGGCCTTGTCCAGCTTCTTGAACTTGGCGGCCAGGGACTTGTACTTGTTCCGCGTCTCGACGAAGTGCTTGAAGATCGGCGTGAAGTGCACACCGATGGATGCAGGCGAGAAGCCGCAGGCCAGCATCAGCGCCGGGTAGTAGCCGCGCACGTCGCGGTCTTCGATCACGGTGTCTTCGTCCATGATGAAGGAGCGCTTCTTCTCTTTCGAGTGCAGGCCGCCGATGCCCTTCTTGTACTGCGTGCCGTTG